GTTATCTGCTAATGCTACCGCTCAGCTTGCTGGCGGTAAATCTGCTTTAAGTGCAGTAGCAAGCACTGATACCTTAACTGGTGCTGAAATTCGTAAGGCTGTCCGCACGTTAAAGAAAAACAAAGCCAAAACTTTTGATGATGGGCTATTTCGTGCTGTTATTCCCGTAAGTGCTGCTTATGACTTACGTGGTAATAGCGAATGGTTAAACGCTAACACCTATGTAAACAATGAACTTTACAAAAATGGTCAAGTTGGTGTTTTACACGGTGTGCGTTTTGTTGAAACCAATAACGAGGTAACTCAGAGTTCAACCACTACGGTTTATCATACTTATGTGTTTGGTAAAAATGCTTATGGTATGTTAAGCCTAGAGGGTCAACCCGAAAGCCGAATTATTATCAAAACTCCTGGTCCAAATGACACTTCTAATCCGTTAAATATGTATTCTACTGTTGGTTGGAAAGCTTATTTTGTTGCCAAAGTTTTGAATTCTGATTGGGTGATTGCCATCAAGAGTGGAGCTACTGCTTAATTAACAAAATAATATTGTTCCCGCTTGAGTATTCAGACACGCCGATATACTCAAGCGTGGCGTGTGAATAATATGACAATACAAGAATTAGAAACAAAATTGAAGGAAATTGATAAAAATATTGTTATTAATGACCTTTCACAATATGGTGTAACCGATGTAGTAGAAATTGCTTATAACTATAATGGTAAAATGGTTAATATTTGTGCTTGTCCATCAAAAGAAGTAAAGGAAGAGTTTGACCCAGATTATAAAGATGAATATGGCAGGCCACACAGAACGGTTGGAGCAGTTTTATCAATGGCTCAAAACTTTATGAATCTATGGAATAATGAACCTGGATTTATAGAGTTAATGACCTGTAATGAAAAAGATTTATGACCAAGATTCTTTTTACTAATAGGCCGAAAGATGTTTGGATTGGTGGTGACTATATCCAAATGGAACGAACTGCTGAAGAATTAGAAAAGCTTGGCGTCGGAGTAGAAATTATTGAAAGCGGATTATTAAGACCTGCATTAAGAATAAGAGAGTTTGACATTGTTCATAACTTTAACTTTCCGATGGTTTGGGCAACTTATTCTTGCTGGATGGCTAATTTACATCGTAAGCCCTGGGTTAGCACTATGATTTATACCGATACTGATAGATTTGTATCTTATGAGAAGCAACAAATTATGATAGATAATTGTTCAGCCGCTATATTTGCTAATCAATGTGAAGTAGAAAGAGCTAAAAAAAGATTAACCATAAAAGATGACATTATCCACATAATTCCTAACGGAATAGATGATTTTTGGTTGAGAAATATAAGACCTAAAAATAATAATTATGGTGATTATGTTTTAACAGTTGGGAGAATAGAAAATTTTAAGGGACAGCTAGTAGTGGCTAAGGCTTGTAAGGAGCTTGGCTTTAAATATATTTGCGTGGGTGAAACACCAGATGAGAATTATGCTAAACGGGTTAGAGCTGAAGGGGCTATTATTTTACCACCAATGAATAAAGAAGAATTGATAAAAATGTATAAATACGCAAAAGTAATGGTATTAGCTTCAAAAACGGAAGTAATGAGTTTGGCTGTAATGGAAGCAATGGCACAGAATTGTCCAATAGTTTTAACTGATGGCTCTGGCTGGAAGCCTAACAATGTTTCTTTTTGTAAGTATAATAATGTTTCTAGTATCAAGCAGGCAATTAAGAAAGAATATGGCAGAAAAGTAGACCACAGAGAACAAATAAAGCAATATCGCTGGGAAGAAGTAGCCAAACAACTGAAGCAGATATATGATAACTTGCTGGCTAATAAAGCTTAGAATATGAAAATATCAGCCTTAATTCCAACCTTTAACAGACCTCAGTTTATTGTTAATGCTATTAAGGCAATTTTAGACCAAGATTATGATGATTTTGAAATAATAATAAAAGATGGTGGTGAACCAATTAAACATTTACTTCCAGACGATAAAAGGATAAAATATATTTGGAATAAGGATAGGGGTATAACTGACGCAATGAATCAAGCAATGAAAGTAGCAACTGGCGATGTGTTTGTTTGGGCTAATGATGATGATAGAATAGCCGAAGGAACCTTTAAGTTTGTTAGTGAAAACTTAAAAGATAATGATAAATGGGGATATGGCTTAATTGAAATGATAAACGGAGATGTTAGAATAATATGGGGTGATGAGTGGAGTTATCAAAGATTATTAAAGCAAAACTTTGTTCCCCAGCCCTCAGTTTACTGGAAAAGAGAAGTTTATGAAGAAATGGGTGAAATGGACGAAACAAATGATTTAGTTAGTGATTATGAGTATTGGTTAAGAATAGGCAGTAAATATAAACCAGTTTTTTGGAATAGAATAATGGCTTATTATACTATTCATAAAGACCAAATAACACAAAAAATTATGGCAGAACAACTTAGACAAGCCAATGAAGTAAGAAAAAAATATGAATTGCCTACTCGGTAGAAATGGATTTATTGGTAAAGAATTAGCCAAAAGAATTGGTAAGTTTGAAACAATCCCAAATAAAAATTCTAATATTATTTATGCTTTTGGCTTACCGTCGTCAGTGATATTATTTAATAAAAATGTAGATTATTGTTTTAGAGAAACCATTGATACCTTTTTAGAATTAGCTGGTCTTTGTAAAGAAAATAATATATACTTAGTTTATCCATCTAGTGCAACGGTTAATAATAAAAATAATAGTTATTCAAGATGTAAGGCTTGCTTAGAGGAAATACATTATGGATACGGATTAAATGCCTTAGGATTAAGAATTTCAGCTGCTTATGGACCAGGCGAAGGTCATAAAGGTGAATACTCGTCGGTTATTTATCAGTGGTGTAAACAAATGAAAAATGGAATAAGGCCAGTTATATGGGGAGATGGAACGCAAACAAGGGATTTTATTTATATTGATGATGTAATTGATAACATAATGGAACTTGTAGAAAAAAGAGCAACTGGTATATATGAAATAGGCACTGGAATAAATACTAGTTTTAATGAAATTATTAAAACCATTAACAAGGTATTAGGAACAAACATAGAACCAATTTATCAAGACAAGCCAAGTGATTATATACAAGACACGCCAGTTAAACCAGTTCCTTGTAAGGTTAGTTTAGAAGAAGGAATAAAAAACATTATACAAACATTATGAAAATAGTTTTTATTGACAGCTCTTGGAATAACACAAAAGACAAAAATTATAGCGGTGTTGGCTATTATAGGCTTGTTAACCCAGCAAAGTATATTAAAAAATATAATATTAAGGTTATTGGCAAGGAAATTCAAACCCTTTATAAGAAACCAGAAGATACCCTAAAAAACATAATGAGAGATAACGATATTGTGCTTACAAAAGCAGTAGACAACCCACAGGCTTGTGCTCAGTTATTATTTTACAGGGATTATTATAAACGAAAGTTAATTGTTGACTTAGATGATAATTATTTTGAAGTTAGAGAAGACCAACCAGGATATAAGTGGTATTATCCCGGAAGTCAAAAAAAAGCTATTTTATCCTCTTATTTATCGTTAGCTGACCATTTAATAGTTTCAACACAACCACTAGCCGATTATCACCAAAAATATTTTAAAGAGATTTACAACATAGACAAACCGATAACTGTATTACCAAACTTTAACGATTTAGATGAGTTTAATTATCCCTATAAGGGTAATCAAAATGAGAAAATTGTTAGAATTGGCTGGCAAGGTTCAACCACACATCTTTCAGATTTAAAATTAGTGATGCCTGCCATTAAGGAAATAATGAAAAAGTATAATAATGTTTGGATTGACTTTATGGGCGGAATTGAGGCTTATCAAGTTAAAGATTTATTTGGTGATTTTCCTGAAAAAATATCTAAACGGATATTAATTATTGGCGGAACACCTAGCTGGATAGAATATCCTAAAAAATTATCGGAAACAGAATGGGATATTGGAATTTGTCCCTTAATAAATGATGAGTTTAATAGAAACAAGAGCCATATTAAGTGGATGGAGTATTCAGCCTATCAAATACCAACAATTGCTAGTAGAGTTTATCCTTATTATAAAGATATTTTAGGAATTAAAACAATTCAGCAAGGAAAAACTGGCTTTTTAGCCAGAACAACAGATGACTGGATTAAATATCTTACACTTTTAATAGAAAATAAAAATTTAAGGAAAAAAATTGGTGAAAATGCCTACGAAGATATTAAGAAAAATTGGCAGATGAAAGACCATTATCAACTTTATGAAGATTTATTTGATAAAATTATATGCAATACAACGACACAACCAATAAAAACGGAATAATACAATTAGCTGAAGACTACACCGATTTAGGCGATGGTTATATTTCGGGTAATTCAACAATGTTAAAAAAGTTTACTGCTTATGCTAATGAGGTTTCAGATGATATTTGGTCAGTTATTTGGTCGTCAGCTGGAAGTTGGCAATGGGACGATAGTAATCAGGCTGACTTACCGCAAGCAACAACTGATATTGTTTCTGGACGGGCAAAATATACTATCCCGCCAGATATTTTAACCATTAAAAGGGTTGAGATTAAAAATGAAAATGGCGGTTGGACTAAACTTAAACCATTTACCAGAGAAAAAACAGCAACATCAATTGGTGAGCTAGAAACAAGGCTTGGTTGTCCTACTCATTATTTTGTTTTTAACGATACAATTCAGCTTTATCCCACTCCGTCTTATGATTTAACTGGTGGCTTAAAAGTATTTTTTGATAGGGCTGGTGTTTCTTTTTCACCCTCAGATACATATACAACTAAAAGTCCTGGAATTGCTTCACCTTTTCACGAATTATATCCGCTGGGTATGGCTATTAAGTGGTTATCCATTAAACAGCCAACCAATTCATCTTTATTACTTTACAGGGAAAAATATAAAGAAAAATTAGAGGCTATGAAGGAGTATTATGCTAGACGCTGGGAAGATAATGCTCCACCAGTAATAACAACTACTAGCGAAAACTTTGAATAATATGGAGTTCACACCACAACAAATTAAAAGACTGGAGAGAATAGCAAGGATTGAGAAAAATCCTACTCTTGAAATTGTTGACGAACTATCAAAGGTCAAAAATGTCTTAAAGAAAGTCAGCAACAAAGAGGTAATTTTCCCTGAACAGCGAGAAGAAATCTCAATTTCTAACCCAGAGGACATTAAAAACGACATAATTGACGAGATTAGTCAAGTTAAGGGCATAGTAGAAAAATACATAGCCTCTAAAATGGCCGTAGACGCACAAAAAGAGTCTAAGATGATTAAACATACCAGCGACAAGGAAAAATCGCTTGGTGAGCTAAAAATAGCCATAATTGAGGCCATACAGAACCTAGCTGAGAATATCCCAGAGCAAAAAGACTATTCTGGACAAATTAAACAGATTTTAGACAGTTTGACTGGCAAAAAAGAGTTAAATCTAAAATCACTAGAAGAAGGACTTGATAAAATCTTAAAAGCGGTTGATACCCCAGACTTTTTAAATGACATTGTTGAGTATAATCGTGTTAAGGTTTCCTTATCAGACGAGCAGATTAAGAAATTGGGCAAGTCAATGTCGGTTTCAGTAGCTTCTGGCTCAGGATTTCCTGAAAGTAGTCAAGCTGACCTAAAAAGAATTGCCGATAATCAAGGCAACATCAACTCAGCCACCGAAGAAACTATTCAGTCAATAGCAGGTCTAAACATCCCTAAGCACGATACTGAAGAACTCGTCTATACCGATGGCGTTCTAACTTCTATCGTCTATAAGTTAGCAGGAGAAACGGTGGCTACAGAAACACTAATTTATACAAATGGAATATTTACTGGTGTAACAATATTATAATATGGAAATAGTAAAACTAATCGACAACCCAGTTCATCTTAACTTCACAGGAGGAATAACGCCTAAAGGTGTTTATGCTGCTGATGTTACATATAACACTGGGGAAAGCGTTTCTTATCTTGGTTCTTCTTATGTTGCAATTCAA